CGTCCGGATGAGCTGTGAGAGCGTGTCAGGCACGTTTCCATACAGCAGACGGACGCCTTCATAATTCTTAGCCTTCACCAGCTTCCGGGCATGATCCAGGGTACTGAGGTAGTTCCGTGGCAGGTTCTGCATCTGTGTCAGGCGCCCGGCCCAACGCCCTGTACGGTTACCCCCGTAATACTGTGTAAGACCTCGGATGCGGTCCCCCTCGCCCTTCTGGATGTCCATGGCCGTATACTTCTTGACGGACGTCTTCCCTAGCTGCTGGCGTATCTCCAGCACGCGCTGTATCTTCTCCGTCGGCTGGTCCTTAAGCAGGTCCGTCACTGTATCCTTTTTAAGGTTTTCCGCTTCCGTGCCGTTATCCCTGAGCCACTTGAGGAGCTGCTGCTGGCTGTTCGGGTTCTGCAGCCCGGTCAGGCCGACGGCCTCGTCCGTCAGCTTCTGGGTGCTGATGCCGTCTATGTACAGCGCCCCCTCAATCAGCCCTGTATCCACCCGGACACCATAAGCGTTCATGAGAACATCCATCTGCCACAGGCGTTCCTCTTCCTCTGGCATCGGGAACAGGTCCAGCCGCTTCAGTATCTCATGTTCTGTGACTACGTCTTGTTTGCAGTATTCCTTGAACAGGGCCCATTTGTCTGCATCATGCCATGGCTGGTTCCATGTCCGTCCCCCATTGGTCCTGGTTGGCTTGCAGGGTACACAGAAATACCGTATCAGTGTCTTACCGACCGCAAGCTTCTGCTTGTCCTGCGGCAGCCCGATGGCCCTTCCCGTGGCATCCAGGCCGGCGGTGTATCCGCAGTACAGGCCGTGGGCCATGGTGCAGCGCCACTGCTGGATCGGTGTCTCATAACCGGCGCGGTTCAGGCAGTACCATTCGAACGCCGCGTTATAAGCGTGCTTAATTACATTGGGGTCCCTCAGGGCATCTTCCCATATCTCCGGTGGGAATGATTCATCTGCCGTAAGGTCTATGACCTCCACCGGCCCGTCGTCCCACTGGTACGCACACAGGAGGATTTTAAAATCCGGGGACTGGGCGTATTTGTAAGCCCCGGCCTTGCTGATATCCACGCTGCTGCGTGTCTCTATGTCTATGCTGAGATGATGTTTCGCCATCCGTCTTACCTCCTGTCAGGTTGAGGGGCCGCAGGGCCCCTCTTGTAGTCATCAATATGGCATCCCCGTGATTGGGTTGACAGCAGCAGGCGCCTGCGCCCATGGAGCTGTTTGTGGCTGCGGAGCATAACCTGCGGCTCCTGGAGTTGCCGGCATGGCTGCTCCATACTGCGGCGTGGTTGCCTGTGGTACTGGTGTCCCAAAAGCCTGTGCGGCACTTGGCGCGCTGCCTCCCAGGGAATCACCGTCTCTCAGCTTCTGTACCGGCCCCAGGCTGCAGCCAATCCCCTTCTTACCGCCAAAGGCATATGGATAGAAAGATACATTCACGCGCCCATACATACCGCTGTATACCTCTGACTGGTTGATAATGGGGTTTCCCATCTTATCAACTATCTCAGGCGGATAATCTGCCTTGGCACTGGCCGTGAACACCCAATGGCCCTTGCACTCAGGCCCAAAGGCCATGCCATCGGATGGTCTCACGCCATCCCCGTCATAGACCGGCACTGGGACAATTGGCGGGCACTGTCCGTTCCACTTTTCGCTGATACCCCGCTGCTTCGCGGCCTCAATGGCCGCGTTAATCCTCCCCATGGTGTCCGTGTCCGTCTTCGGCACCAGTACGGTCACCTGGTATTTCTCCTCCTGCCCTGGCTGATAAGCATAGGGCTTGAACAGGTGTACATAAGACAGTCTTGCTTCCCCCGTTGTTACGTTTGTTAATTCATTCATAATAAAATATCCTTTCATCTTTATATTGTGGGCTCCGTCCCCTTGGTTTATAATCAAGGAAAAGGAGGCGTTTTTATGAGACAAATTGATAAGCTTCTACAAACCCTTGGCGAACCGTATGATATCCAGGGGTTTGATGGTGAGGACTGCATCCACAGGAAATTTGGAAACTACGAATTTGAGGTTTCTGGTACGGGCCGCAGACATTGTGTTCTGTATGTATGGACAGTCTCACCCAGGGTAGTGGTAGCGATATATAAGAATATCCCAACCGAACACATCAAGGATGTCCTGGGCTATTATGCTTCCATATACCAAAACATTCCGGACCAAATCCAGGTCGAACGCCAAGATATAAAAGTATGACTCCCAAATCCCTTCTGGAAAGTTTCCTTTCTTCGATGACCCGGTCAAGTTCTTCAATGTCTCGAGGGTCCTCCGTTTTTAATTCAAATCTTCTGAGCTCGCCCAGTGTACGGCTGCGGGGCGGGCTTGTCTTAACCTCATCCACAATTAGCCCTCCTCCTTGAATGCTTCCGCGGCGCTTACTTTATTTGTGATTGCTGGCCGTTTATCTGTTTCTTCTACTAATGCCGGCTTCCCTGGGTTCTTGACGACCAATCCGCCCACAAGTTCCTGGAAGTCCTTCTTACCTACCACCTTCTCGACCTGGGCCAGCGAAAGTGGCTTACGCTCCCACAGGATGGTGTCTGATATGCCATTCGATGTAAGCGTACTGAATGCCTTATCCATGTCGGTCCAGTCCCTGGAGCCGCGTCCCTCCACAGCCTTCCAACCGGGCACTTCCTTCCCGGCCAGGCAGTCCGCCAGGGCAACATCCTGGGCATCACTGTACCATTTGGCAATGTCCTTGCCTTTCATGAGGTACTGGCCCAGTTCTTCATTTGTGAGGAGTTTTGGGTCTGTCCCCACCAGGAAGGCCAGTTCCACGTTCTTCTCCGCACGGGCCTTGCATCTTCCTCTGGCCCTGCAGTACCTGCATGTCTTTGGGGCGGGTGCGAATTCACCTTCACCCTTAATGGCCAGTGCCGCCCGTTCCTTGACGAATTCCCCGAACTGCAGCATATCATCCAGGGTACACTCCCATTCAGATATGCCGTCCGGGAGCCGTGGCTGCACGATGGACAGCCTCACTGTCTTAAACGTATAAAGGATTCTATACATCTCATATGCACCCAGGGCATACAGCAGCATCTGCGGGTTCCATTCGGCCGTCACGCGGCCATCCGGGCTCTTGCCATACTTGAAGTCAATGACATGTAATACATCACCCCCTATCAGGATGCAGTCCGCCGTCCCAAATCCCTCCGGTACGTATGTACTTAGATCCACCCGTTTTTCAATCGCCACATAAGGGCTGGAAGGATACTTCATGGCCACGGCCTTGATATAGTCCAGGTAATCATCCGTATAGCCTGTCATCTCGTCATCCCACAGTTCTTCTTTCTTCAGCTTGTTGACAGCCGCCATCAGCTTCCGTTTCCCAAAATCAACTGAGTAGAAGTAATTTCTCACTTTAAGTTCCGCCAGCTCATGGGCCAATGTCCCCTCCGCCGCTGCAGTCCCGGAGGGGTTGTCCGGGAACTGCTCTTGGAGCCTGGCGCTGGGGGTACAGGCCATCCACTGATAAGCGCCCGAAGCACTTAGGAGTGCGTGGGCCCTTTCTGCGTGTCCCCCCATCATATCTGTGCCCCCAGTCCACGGAGCGCGGTTGCAAACGCACCATACTGCTCCGGCTGCAGGAACGGCAGCGCCTCCACCCCGAAGCTCCGGATAAGCTGCAGCAGCTCCGACTGCTTGCCTGAGTCCATAAGCGGAATGGCTGCCATCATCAGGTCATCCAGCGTGTAGCTTGGCGTGGTAGTGGCCACAGGCTGAACCGGAGGGGTTACTGTGGCTGCGGGGGCAGGCTGCTGGACCGGCGGTGAAGTAATAGGCGCCTGCTGCACCAGTGGTGGGGTGACAGGCACCTGCAGGCTGGATGCCGTCGTAAAGGTTTCCGGGGTAATCCCCAAAATGTTCTCCGCCGTGGGTCTCTGGGATGCGTTGTCGCTGGAAACAGCCTGTCCCATCACCTTTTTTGCAAAGTTCATCATGTCCTCATAATCTTCAAATACTACTGTCATAGTCATAGTCATAGTCTTAATCCTCCTTGATTTTTCCGCCATAATCCCTTATACTGAGGGTGTGCTAAACTATTTGTCCATGGGCCTCTTGCGGTTGCCGCCGCTGGGGTCCATCTTCATTTCTTCCAATATCTCATTACTTGCTGCCTCGGCCCCCGCCTCAATTCTATCTGCGTTACCGGTCATAACAACACCTGATTGGACCATGGCCTGTATGATGATACCTTTAATAACTTGTCTCTGTATTATCCTCATCTCCTCTCACAGACTAACACCCATGGCCAGCGCCATGACCACGATAGCTGCCATCCACATCCCCAGCAGCCAGATAACCGCCGGCACAATCCATTTAGCTGCCCTCATGATTGGACCATCCCGGCGCCTCTTGCGTCGCCGTACCTCAATCACCCGCTCCCTGCCCATGACATGGGTCAGTGCTATGGTGGCCGGTCCCACAAAGTCCACACGCCAGCCAGGATACTGGACCGCTGCTTTGGCGCGGATGGCTAACTCAGTTACTTTTGTCATTAGCTTGTCCCTCCTTCTTTCTAACTGATATCCAATACATCCTCACGAGGCAATTTGGGTTCTCCATCTGACAGATACACTTTTATTCCCATGTTCCACAATTCTTGAATTGAAAACTCCTCTGGCCTTTTTTTACGTTGCGAAAATGTCCATGGAGATATTCCAGCTCTTTTAGCCATTTCCTCATCACCATACCCATCTAACGTCTTACGGCTATTGATGCAGGCCATGATTTTACGACGTTTCACGGTAATCTCAAGAGGTTTTGTTTTCGGCACTGTCATCCTCCTCCTTCATCGTACTTTTCTTCGTGGTTTCATTATCTGAAAAATACTCTACAGGAACATCAAAATATTTTGCAAGTATTAGCAGTTTTTCAAACTTTGGTTTACTGCGTCCTGCTTTCCAATATGAAAAAATATTTTCCGCAATTCCTGTATCTTTAGATAAGCCGTTTTCCCTGTTTTAGCCAACAAAGCTAAAAACTTCTCATACAACATCCATCACCTCCTAACGCACAAAATTCTTATTGCAAATACTTCACATATGTGATATACTTCAATTACCAGTCAAAGTATCACATTTTTAACGCATCACAATTTGGTTTTATTTTTTGTTTTTACTACCATTTAGTGAAGCATGGTTATACTATACCACCATGCCGTGTAGTAGTCAACACTTTTTACTACCATTTTGTGAAATATTCATTTTTTGTTAAAGGAGCACAAAAAATGTACGAAATTTTTGAGTATTTAT